GGCGCTATGCCTGTTTCTACCGCAATTTGTGCGATTAGATAGCCAAAACTACCGCGCCCCACTACTCCAAAGGGTTATCATCTGTAACCTCAACTTTAGCTAAGGTTTCTAGAAAATCTGCCCCAAATGGTTTTACTACTTCGCCGCTAGTGCGTAAGCACTCCCAGGCTAGCCAGTAAACATCACTTTGCTTTTCATCATCTCTAAAGGCTTTGTGAAAACCTTTTTTAGCATACTGCTCAAAGGCATACTCAATACGGGGCGTAATCTTATGCTCGGTTACGCTGCCGTCTGCCCTTGTTATTTTAAGCTGTGCCATTGTTGCCCCTTTGTCTAGTTATCAGCTTGTAGTAATTACTATAGGTGAATTACAAGTAAATGTAATGCTTTGTGTGGAAATATCGCCAACAGCGCCGTTAATATCAGTAGTGTTATTTACCAAAACTGTAGTGCTATACAGCGGGTTAGTAGCACTTACAGCAGCGCTAGTTTGTTTTAGGGTTAGCGTTACAGTAGTACCCCACGCGGCTTGCAAAGTTGCAAGTACGTTTGATGCTGCCGTATCGTTTAGAAAATCTAACGTAATAGTGCTAGCTTCCAAACCTTTTACAAACTTGTGTGCAGTATCGCCCATAGCTGTAACTTCAAGCTCGTCAAAGCTACGGTTAATAGTTGCGCTAGTAACGTGATCCGACAGGGCCACGCTATTAAGCGTAGTAACTACGCCATTAGATAGGAAAATTGCCATTTGTTATACCTCTGTTTCTTGTGTCGGTGTTTGTGCCTGTGTTTCTTTTTTGTTTGTTTCTTTAACCTCTTTAGGCAATTCTTGCCCTATCTTGATTAGAAACGCTTTTTCTTCATCTGTTAGTGCCATTTTAGCTCCAGCTCGTTAGTACGGATATTTGTAAATCACTTGTAAGTAAATCACCGCTTGGTAAAGTTAGTACGCTAGGCGCGCTAACAGCGGTAACATTAAAAACGATAGAGCTAGCAGCTAATTTATCAAACACGGCTACTATCGTATCCTCTATGCCTTGTAGGTTGCCCTCATTAGAAAACATAGGCACGGTCATAATAATCTTAAAATTAGCCATAGGCGATATAGTTGCTTGCTTATTATTGCTAGGCGTTAGGTAAGGATCTGCCGGGGCTACTACTACGCTGTTAGCTACTATTGTGCTAGGCGGAAAACTAAAGGTACTCCAAACAGCGTTATTAGCTAAGGCAGCGGCTATAGTGCTGCGTAGTGTAGTTATGGCGGCTGTAGGCATTATCCCACCATAGCGTTAGGCGATAAGTACGGCGCTAACAAACCGCGTATAGATGCCATTAAAGTATTACTCATCTTAAAGGGGCTAGGGCTGTAACCGTCTACGCTTACGCCGCCGGCTTGTGTGCTGAAACGGCTAGTCCAGATATTCTCAGCTAGCATAAGTGCAGCTGCGTTTATAGCAGGCGTATTAGCGTAGCTAGCGGTCTTTGTATCCTCACCCGTCATAGTGCCACTAGGTACTACACGCCTAAAGTTTTGATTAGCTGCCGTTTTTGCATATTGTATAAAGCTGTAACCCTGTGGATATTGGTAATAATTAAGCTGTAAATTAAACGCTGGTAACAGCGTAGTGCTGCCTGTGCTAAAAGGTAAGGTGCTAGTAATTGTGTAGCTGCCGTTAAAAGTAGCGCCAGCCCCGGTTACTGTGACGGTTTGGCCAGTAGTAAATAGACCGGGGTTAGCTATCATCACCGTAGCTACGTTACTTACTAACGCTGTCCCAACTACAGGTGCAGAGTCAAACCATAGAAAACCGTTTATTAGATCTTGTGCCGCTTGGCAAGTGTCCTCTATCCAAGTGTAGCTATCGTACAAAGTGCCTACGCCAAGTGATGCTTTAAGTGTTGCAGCTGTAACGTATGTGGCTGGCATATTTGTACCTTTCTTTGTAGGTCTGGTAGAGCCAAAGGGCTAAGGCCCTACCAGACTATTAGTTATTTATTAAGCGATATTTAGGCGGCAGATACCGTATGGGATCTTGGCAATAGTTGCCATAAAGCCGTAAATAGCTACTTGTACTTGTAGGTTTGATACTACGTTTACGCTCATATAAGCCTGTGGGCTTTCATAAACAGTAAATGCCTCTGGCGCAAGAATAAATGCTGAATTATCAGCTACGCCAGCGGTCATAAATCTATCTACATAAAGGTCTAGACCTAGTACGTTACCGCGTACAGAGTTATTACTTACCATACCAGCCGCGTTAGCAAGTGCTGCCGCGTTTGGCTGATAAGCGTTGAAAATTGGGCGGCCTGTGCTATCTGTTGCACCTAATAGTAGGTTATAGATACCGGTGCTGCCTACAAAGTTTTGTGCAAAATATCCGCTGTTTTTGTAAACGTTAGCGGTACTTTCGGCGGTGTAAGAAATCAAACCTGCGGCTGTAGCTGCTACGCCTGTGCTAGTAAAGCCTGTTGCGTTAATTGCAGTAATTACCGCTTGGTCTGTTGCGTTCATATACGCTACCTGTAATTGGTTCGTCAATTCTGCAAAGAATTGTGGATTATCTGTGCGCTCTAGCAACTCAACACTAAGGGTATTCATACCTGAATACTTATTTACAGTACCAGTTAGATACTCAGTAACCATACCTGTATTGGCTACAGCTCCGGCCTCAGCTTCAACGGTTACTACAGGTGCTACACCATTTAGGCCGCCGTTTGAGTCTACAAGTGCAGGCACGTTAATTGTGTTGCCCTTAGGTGGCAATACGCCTTTGGAGCAGGCATCTACCGCGCTGCGTGGAAAGCGTGTATTAGTAACAAACTCTGATAGATACTGGGTTGGATTAAATGCAGGGTTTGTAGTCCAGCTATCATCTGCAGCTGTTACATATAGCTTTGACTCTTCATTACCTAGAGCAGCTTTAATTTTATGCTCTGTGTATGCGCCCATACTTGTAATAGGTGTGCGTACTCTTTGTGAGTTTAATGCACTTGGCTTAATAATTCTGCGCGCGGCTTCTACCGGTTCGGTAGCGCCCGCGGCCTCATCATCTTTATAGCTAACGCTCTTTAGCGTTACTGTTGCACCGTCCGGCAAGTAAGTGCCTTCCGCTGCCATTTCGTCCGGGGCTTTGTCCACGGTTTCTCCTTTAGTTTCTTTGGGTTGGTTTGGATCTACTGCGTTTTCTTGTGCAGCAATTTTTAACACGGCAGCGCTTGGAAATGCAGCGCTCTCTACTAGAGATACCTCTTTTAAGGTAGCAGCCGTAACTAGCAGATAATCTTTTTCTTGGCGTGAGTCCTCTACCTCTACACCTACACTTAGCCCGTCCATTAGCTGTTCTTGTGCTAACAAAATTGCATCGCTACCGCGTGTGCTAGCACTAACCTTAAAACTGGCATATAACCCGGTCTTATTACTGGTAACGCTTTGCATACGGCCTACGGGTTTGCTGTTATCGTGTTGCATTAAAAGTTTTACTTTGCTTGGCTCTGGCACGGTTATAGAGTTTTCTGCAAACACTACGCGCCCGGCGCTTGTGTTGCCTACTTCTCCATAAGGTGCAATTTTGCCAGCAATAGTACGGCGCTCACCGTTATCTACTGCCTCTATGTTGCCGCTAAATGTTAATAGCATTTGTGGGCCTCTCTGTTAGTCCGGTGGGGCTTAGCTCTTCCATACTTTGCGCTTGCTCTAAATCAATTAAACCTAAATTAAGCATTTTTTCTATAGCTTCCAAACGCGCCAAAGTATCAGCGCGCAAAAATGTTTCATCAAGTGCAAAACGTACCTGATTACCGCGGCGCGTAATATCGTCCATACTTAAACGGTTTTCTATTGCACTAACAAAAGGCTGCAAAGAATACGCAACGTACTCTTTCCTAGAATCTAAAACGTTTTGATACGTCATACTACTGTTGAGGTCTGCGCTAATCATAAAAGCCGGTACGTTCATTAAGCGGGCTATCTCTGTAGCTAAATACTGTGAGGCCTCGTTATACATCATTTCTTTAGGTGAATAGCCCACGGTTTGATAATCTAACGTGCTAGTTAAATAAGCCGTACTGCGTGATGCGCGCGCTGCTTTCCAACTAGCTAACAGCCCTTGTATTTGTGCCTCTGGTAAATCTGCCCCACTATTCTTTATAAACCCTGTTGCCATAGGTGTAGCAGCTGCAACGCTTGCCGCTTTTTGTATATCTAACGCCGCCTGTATTGTGCGCCCGCCTGTTTCTAATACGCCGGGTAGCAAACTTTGAAAAGTTACTAAAGACCCTACGCCGCTATCTGGTACGCGCTGCCCATTTATTGAATAATAATCTACTTCGTCGCCGTAATTATCTGTAGTTACTGTAACGCGGGTATTAGCTACCCACTCAAAACCGCTAGGTCTGCCGTCATCTTCATACAAAGACGTAACACGCCAATACGCCACGCCGTACATTAATAAACTGTCCACGGTGTAACTTATGGTAACGCTGCGTGGCTGTCTTATGTCTGGTTGGTCTAACCAAACAGGGCTTTGTAATTTACGGCCTGTACTTTTTTGTATTAGCTCTAAATCTATACTTGCTATTACTCCACAGATTAAGTTACGGCATCTACTTACTGCGGGTACCTGGAGCGCTAGGTTTCTATCTATAAACGGTACGCCGTTTGTATTGTATAAACCGCCAAACGTATAAACGCCCGCGCCGTAAGTTTGTTGCATAATAGGCGGCGATAATTGCGCCTCTACGTCTTTTTTACGCAGGCCTATAGTTTGCAGTAATCCCATAGGGGCACTATTACCTAAAAGTCAAGTACAGGTACAGAGTTTAGGCTTGGGCGTGTCTAGGCGTATACCTTTGCCTCTGCTACAGGTTGCGCCAATATGTGAATAACCATAGCAAGGCCAATAGGTATATCTACAGGGCCGGCAGACTTGCGCCTTACAATACGCCAAGCATCGGGGGTTTGTTTAGCTGCACAGTTAGCCATTTGTTGTATTAGCGCATCTTGCCCGCTATGGCGCAAGCGGTCATTTACTAAAGCATCGTACATATCGCTACAAGCGGTGTAAAAGGTCTGCCCCGATATATCCCGGGTCTGTACCCCTGCATTTTGTAGCCTTTGAGCAATACTGGCAGTAGTGTATTTGTCGTAGCAGACTAAACGCGGGTAATACATATCGGCCCATTTTTTTATACTAGCTGCTACTAAAACCTCATCTACTGCTACCTGAGAGCTATAAGTTTCTAATACTGCTACACCTATTTTGCCGTTAGGTAATAACTGGCCCATTACTAAGCTGGCATCACGCCGGCTAGGGCTAACGTCAAAGGCAAAAACAGTAAGCGGCCCGGGGCTCATCTTTAGGTTTATATCGCTGCTATCCTCAACAGATCCAAAGGGCCACGGGCTTTGTAAGCTGTCTATCCATTGGCTAAGGCTTTCTGTCCTAAATTGCTCTGTAGTCTGCACCGCTAGGGCTTCTTGTAGAGCTTCTTCCGTTATTAGTATGCCTAGCGCCGGGTTAGCAGCTGCCCACGCTTTACGGTCATCTAGGGCGCAAAATGCCGGGGCGCTATATTCGTAATATCCTAAAGAGGGCGGCGGGTTGCTCTGGCAGCGCGTGCGTAATTCGTTAAGGGTTTCACTAAAACCGTCTCCAGCGTTGCTACAAAATAGGCTCTGACTATTGGGCCTAGCACGGGTTACAGGTAGAGCAGCTGCAAAGGCCTCAGAGTCTATTTCTCTAAGCTCATCTATAAATAGAAAGTCAGCGCTAGCACCGCGCGCGCTATCGCGGGTAGCAGCTCTAACATCTAACCTAGCCCCGTTTTTTAAGATTATAGCTTCATTACCATTAGTGTAAAGTATTTTTTTAAGGTCTTTTTTTAGATCGGGGCTATCTTCAATAGCATTAGCTACCTCTCTAAAGGTAGTAAGGGCCATAGACCTAGCAGAGCTTATTACTATGTGGT